CTCTGATATTTTTTTTGGGGAAGAGTATGCTTTAATATGGCCGTCTAAGAAACTAGATTTAACGAATTCTTGGAAGACATAAAAGAACCTCATCATAGAATACTTAACTGGCAGTTCATGCTTAGCTGAAAATAGAGGGCAAATAACTCTAGAACGGGACTCACCACTATAGTTCTTCTCTCCTGGTTTTGAAAATACAGTGGAGACTAATTTATTAACAGTGACCAACTTTGATTTTTCCACCTCGAAAGAGCGTAAATATTCCTTCTTCTTATTAGATCTAACATGTGATGAAAAACTCTCCTCCCTGTAATTGAATGAATCAACAAAATCGAAAAACCGGTCCTTGACTTCATTTAGGAAAAGGCAAGATAATTCTTCATAATCATTAATGAATTAGGGCTCAGGGACAAATTAATGACCAATCTATCTGAACAACAAACCACAAATAGGATCTATAGGAGTACAATGGGGTCCGTTAAGAATTTGGTAGGGAACAGAATAAGTTAGTGGTGCAATTAGTTTATGTTTATAATTACGACAGTAGTCTTTAAGGAAGGTTCTAAGAGAAACACTATCATTACCAATCAAAGCCTTATTTTTCTAACATGTTCGATGACCTTATTCCATTAACTCAACAGTCTCGATCACTTTTGGAATATATTTAGACGGGTTTACACGATATGCGTCAAAACGATCGAAAAGAACCTTACCATTACAAAGACGAACAGGTTCAACAACTCCTCTAATCGCAAAAGTTGAGCCAAAACAGAATTTCCTAACTTTATCAGAGATGAAATAGAGAGTAGGGGAAAAAGATCCGAAGAATGTGGTGATAGCAGTAAAGCACTCTAGTATATTAAAGCCTATTTATTCTACACAATCAGTTATTTAAAACACCATCTCATTAAATAAGAATCTGAGTGTATTAAAGGAACGTTTAATTAAAATTAAGGTAGGGACAGGGCTCATAAGTGTTAAAGTTAATTGTACAGATAGAAGAATAGTGAAAAAGAAATTAGAGAAGCCTGAAACTAAAGGATCATAAATCTATATCATATCAATCCATTCTGAAGGAAGAAAACTAACACATATGTCACGCTCTTAATATAAAGCCTCCAAATAATAATCATGTTACCCTGCGAAATATTAATTAAGAGAACGAATTCCAAGTAAAAGGACACCAGAATTATAGGCCAAAAGAGTTTTAACTAAAGCTGCGATAGCATGAGCTAGTAAACCTTGTCTAAATCCATACAAATAAATGAAGAATATGGTTGCCAAAATACTATAAGCTTTATCGAAAATGGATATACTTAGGGGTTCTAATAGAGTACGCCAAAACTAGAAGATTATTAGAGATAAAAAGAGCAAAATCCCACGATACTTCATCACCCATCCTGATCTTAAAAGAAAGAAAACAGATACAAATAGGGAGAGCCAAGAAACTAGTGTTTTATAGTCAAAGAGAGAAACTTCAAAACTGATAAAGTAGGCTAAGATCATGCAAAGCTAAAGAAGAAAATCACCCAATGCCTATAGTATAAACTTTCCTAATATACGCAATAGTCGGCTGGGGAAACTCATAACTCCATCACAACCTTATTGGATCACATCTCGGACGCTATTAATAATAATCTAAGAAGTTTAACTAGGAGTCTAAAAATCATGAATTTTGTCTTCATTCAAGCTTTCAAACAAGTCTCCTTGATCAGTAGATTCCAATTCAGTAGAAAATTAATCTTGACTACGAGAACTCCTAATTTGAAGAATTGATCTATCTATTGCCCATAGAATGACTATATCAAAGCTATTACCTCTTAACCCAGTTATGAAGCCTTCATCACAGCAAGCAAAGAACTCAGAAATTTACCTAAAGAGAACCCATAAAGAGGAGTAGGATATTTTAGATGGCTTAATTAAAGGTAGGCAATCAAAGATGGTGATTTTGCGGTTATTGGACAAATTGATTAACCAATACATAGGATTCGAAAACTAAGTTTCTTGAGCATAAAGAGTTGTATTAGCTAATTCAATTGCACTACGGCGCTACCAACATAATTAAAGGTATTCTGATCCTCTAACTCCCGAGAGTGAAGTATTCATAAATCCCATAGCGCTTTGAAACATGACAGAATCCCCGAGAGAAAGACGGATGAGAACCTCCAAATGAGTCTAGATTTCCTTTCTCAATATTGAGAGCCATGCCTAGTATTCTTTAACTTCTCTTTCAGTCATTTCTAAGTTCGCCAAAGCAATATCTGGGTGTGACTCAATCATAGATTAGACATACTTAGAAGCGAGTGATATACCAGGAACAACTACTGAGTCACAAGTAGGTCTTAATCCAGATCTTAAACTATAAAAAGCCAAAGAATTATGCAATTTGTGAGCATTGAAAGTTTATAAGGACGAGCACAAAAGTAATACTGATTCGTCGTCAATGCAAGAAAGAGGCACTTAATTAGTAAGCATATAATTAGAAAAGACCTTCTAAAAAACTCTAACAGAAGACTCATAGTATGGTATTCTAACAATTCTACCATCATTAATGATTCCTGGGTATTTCTTGTCGTAGACTTAACCTTGATTAGGATACACCTTCTTATACAGATTTTTGAAAATTAAGGGGGTGCTAAGGGAAAATCGATGGTTCTAATCAACACGGAAGTTTAGATATTGCCTTGTGGCCAAAATATTAAAATGGGGGCATATATAAAAGCAATTGTCATATCTTTATCCTTATATGTCATCTCCAAGGGGGGGGCCGTTAAAATCCAATTTATAAAAAGCATCTAGTTATAGAGTATGATCGGGAGGGCACATGTCGGTAAGCCATTAGTGTAAAGAATCACTGTATGATTAAAGCTCTTAATGACAAATGATTTCACCGATATTATATCCAAGAATTTGCCAGGATCTTAAGACGCTGAAGAAAATGGTTGTAACTGAAGAGCACTTTTCAAAGCGATAAATATAATCAGGGCTATTAAGGATTCTGTATTTAATGGAATCACCTTCTTCATTATCGTCGTTGAAATTGTCCTAAGCATTATTGGCTATTCTATGCAGATCAATACCTATATACTAGAGAATTTAGACTACATCAGCCCTATCAATTGAGCCATCTTCCTAAACTACTGATTCAGGCAAACCACAAAGAGGAATTCTAAGAGTTCGAATACGCTTTGGTGGAACAATAGGGGGCTTTTCATCAATTATAGTGTATTCAATATTAACTCCTTTCTTGATGAGATTATCAGCCTGCTTCTATGTTAGTCTTTTTGGTTCAAGTTTTGAAGAATTAATTTACTAAGTGGTATCCTGAACACTAGAAGAGACTTGTGGTATAGTTTTTGCAGAATCTACTTACTTAAGAGTGTTTGCTGTCATAGTCTAAAGAGCTGG